GCAACGTAAGTTTCGCCCAAACGTGGGATGTTCTTGGTTGCTAGTGTCTCAACAACGTCCTTGACAGTGTGAGGTGTCAAAAGGAAGTTACCAGTCATGCTTGCGCGGTTTGAACCCTTAGTACCATATGCGTACCAGTTGTTGACTGCTGAGAGGTTAGAGCGGTCTTCACCGTAAAGTGTTGAAGTCGCTGCGTAAAGTGTGTCGCGTGATAGCTGGTCTAGGTAGATAGCCATGTTACGACCAAGAAGACGTGAAGCAGATGCCATTACGTCATCGAATGAAGCGTTAAGCAAGAGCTCTGATACAGCAAGAGCATAACCATGCTCTGTTACTGTGATTGAGAACTGCTGTGCTGTAAGCGCGTTTGTCTGCATACGAACACCTTCGACAAGTGCGTTAGCAAAGCCGAGGTTGTTGTAGCGGAGGAAGTTAATCTGTAGACCAGGTGCAACACCAAGTTCAGTCTTCTTGACTGCGAACTGCTCAAAGCGAAGGATAGGCATTGCCTGGAAAAGGATTTCCTTAGACCAGATAACCTGAATCGCTTGAGTAAGCTGGGTGTTGGTACCTGAGTACGCTGTTGGGGCTGCGGCTAGATTGCCAGTACCCGTAATACCAGATGCCATTTTAGTTGTTTACTCCTTGTAGGTTGGATTTGGGATTGTGGGATTTACCCGAACAAGCCGCGAGACTTACCACGAGCCGAAGCGCTCATGATACGTTCTCTGTATTTTGCATAATCATTCATCGACATTGACTGAATATCTTCAGCCGTTAACGCACGTTGCTCCGAATTGTCGTCCATTGGTCCGAGCGGGGGCGTGGTTACCCTTGTCCCCGTCATTTCTTTACGCGCATTTTGCATTGCAAACTGCGCCGATTCAAGAATCTTGTTAGAACGTTCCTTCAAGTTCTCAATACTTGCTTCTACTTCTTCGCGGGTATTGCCGCTAATTAGGTCTACAAGTTCTGGGATAATGTTTTCACGTTCTGCGTCTAACCGTTGTGAACGGTAGTTCTGTAGGTCAGCAAAAGTTCTTTCGCGTTCCAGAAGAGCGAAGGCACGTTCACGTTCTTGACGCTCACGCTCCAACTGCTCCTGCCACTCTGCTTCCTTAGTCTTAAGCAAAGTACGAACATCCATATCACTTTCAAGAGCTTCCTGCTGAGCTTTAGCCTTAGCCTCTGCTTCTGCAGCACGTGCAGCAAGTTCTGCTTCACGCTCTTTCTTAATGCTATCGAGTTCTTCCTTCAGCTTATCAATCTGAGGATAGAGTTTTTCTTTCTCCTGGCTACGAACTTTAACCAGGTCTTCTTCCGTATAAAATTTGGAAGTCGCCTTAGTAGTAGGTGCGTCAGCAACAACAGCGTTGTTTGACGACTCAGCTACGACTGGAACGGTTCCTGCTTCAGCTGCAAAAGCTTCTGCATTTAGTCCTGCTGTTTCCATACAAGATTCCTTTTTCTCCTAGGGGTCGTTTTCCGAATGCCCTTACGGGCGTAGCACATATGACCGAACGTTGTATCTATTGTCTTTCTTAATACAAAAAATGTCAGGGTAAACCTTTATTTTTCGTACTCTTCTGGTACGCGCCTCTGTGGGAGGACCGTGCCATAAGCTTCTGTGACCAGCTTGTTACGAAGGTCGGCTTCACCCATATCGGCGGCCATTAGCGCTTCGTCTATAGTTGGTGGTAGTACAGCTGGGGCTCCCGCGGCGCCTGGTTCTAGAGGCTGACCTGGTTTGCCACCAGTTTCTGGGTTAGGCATAGTGCCTGTAAGTTCTGCGATTTCCTGTTCAACCTGCGTCTGTAGAAGTCGTAGTGCTCCATCAGCCACAGCGTCATCCATAAGTTCTTGACGAATTTCATTGAGTTTATCGCTTGGGAAGGACTCTCCAAGTGAGCGGAGTGCTCCTTCCTTAGACTCAAGGCCTAGGGACAACATAGATTGGACTTCGTTAAGAGCAATCAACTTATCTAGTGGTAGAGGTTGTGGGAAATGTACATATGTTTGATATGTAAGTGGGTCATTAGGGTCTAGGCGGTCAACCTGACCTGTCTTAAGTTTTACGTTGCGGGTAGGGTCCCAGATAAGCATCTCTGGTTCCTTGACAGCAAGGCTGCGAATAATAAGCTGATTAATAAGCTCTAGTCCACGTGCATACTGAATAATCTTTTGGTGGTAACGATTCATCAAAGGCTGGAACATAATCGAGAGCGCTACGCCTGATGTATTAGAGATAGGCTGGGCCTGACCAAGTGCGGTCTCAGGTACACCAACCATTTCATGCATAGACTTTTTTAGCATTGCCAGGAAGTCCATTGCACCCTTTAAACCTTGTGAGCCGCCTTCTAGGTTCTCTACCTTCGCGTCTTTTGGTAGACCGCCCCAGACTTTGTTAGCGCCTTTTTCCAATTGTGAAGCTTTGGCACCAATGATGACTGTGACGGGAGCAGCATGATAATTAACGATGTCAGCGATGTCAGTAGCAGTCTCGTTATAAGTACGGTTAATATTAATAATATCAAAACAGTCAGCAAGGCCCCAAGGGCTACCGCTAATACGAATATTTGGAATATGAACAATGGGAATAGTACCAAGCGGGTTAGGGCGAGAGTCAATGAGCTCATCATTGATGTATTCTTCGATAATGTCATCTGTCAAAATTTCTGTGTAAGTAAATACCTGACGTGTACCTTCTAGTGATGTTCCCCAGAAACGGTACTTTAACTTAAAACGGATTAAGCGCTCGCGGTCGTGTGGGTGGAACTCTGGAAACGCAAATGATGCGTTAAGAGGAAGGATGCGAACACGTCCTGGGTGCTTCATTCCAGATGAATCTTCCCAAGGCTCTTCGTAAGCAACTTTAACAAAGCAGTCACCAGATACGGTTCCCTGCTGTCCCATTTCCCATAGGACTGTTGCTTTGTTGTTATCTACTTCCCAGACACGTTCTAGTAGGTCAGGGATGATAGCTTCGGTCTCACGTGGGCTTCTAAAATCTACGCCCTTACCAAAAGCAAAGTTAATAATAAAATCTGAGAAAGCGCGGTAGTAATTAAGTACTAACTGGCTATCGCCAATTTGACGACGGTATGAATAGTGGTGACCAAGATACATCGCCCAGTTAAGTGAATAACGGTTTAAGCGTGGTCCATGGACTTCAAACTCCTCATCTGCCAACTCGACCAAACCGAGTGGAGAAATGGAGATGGTTAAATCGCTGGATGCCGCCCTATACGATGGGGGCGAAAAGTCAATGCCGCTCATTTCACCTTCTCTAAACTAGAGTTAAAGGGTACCACTAAATCTATATTAGCGAAACCGCGTTACCTTCTTAGCTACTGGCTTGGTAACTTTTTTCTTCTGGTCTTTTTCTTTTTTATCTTTGGCCTCTTGTACGTAGTCTCGCATACGAGGGTCTACTTCGCGCTTAGAGTTAACATACTGACCACCCATTGCGTTATATCTAGAGTGAATCCAGTGTCCGCGAGCAGGGGAGTTTTTAGAGAACTTTGAATTTGCCTGTGCGGTAATCATATTCCAAAGTTTAGGATTAGCGGGTTCCCGCTCTTCCGTTTCCTTTGCTTCTTTTCCTCTAATTAGTGCCATAGTTAATCCTTAGAAAAATGGGAAGCCCACCCCTGTGACGTATTCGCCGTACAAACAGGGGTGGGAAACCTAACTAGTCGTTTACGACAGCTGGGTTGCCAGACTTCTGTGGACCGCCGCTACGATTAACTTGTTCGAAACGGTTGTCGCCATGGTCAGCAAATGCACCAGATGAAAAGTCAGAAAGACTTGCTGGTGCTGAAACCCATGCAGCAGAACCTACGTGAGCACGCTCACGCATTGTTTCTTCTGCAGTTTTTGTGTGAACAGCCTTATTACGATTTGGACGACCTGCAGCTGGTTCGTATCCCTGCATAGCACCAGTGGTGAACTGTGTTGGGATGTCTGTGTCTGTTGCAAGACCTTCTTCAAAGCGTAGTGGGCCACGCTGTCCTGGTGCAGCAGGTGACATCTTACGGTCGTAAGTGGTACCTGGATTCTCAGGGAACTTAGGTGTTGGGGCAATTGCCATTTTTATACTCCTTATTAAAGGGTTGAGGACCTCGTGTAAAAGTGTCCTACTTATTGGACGTAAAGTCAGGCTAAACGGGTAACTACCTGCTAAAGAACGGAGATGTTGATACCTCTACTGACGGCATCGTCAGGTCTAAGGTTAGGGAGCAGGCTATTGCCAAAGAGTCTGCATAGTCATCATGAGCGTGAGCTTCGTCTGGAGCATGGGCTAAGAAGTTAGGGCCAGTGAACTTGGTCTCCAAATCCACCATTTGTTGATAAAAACGTTTCCATCTACGAAGCTGGCGAGTCTTAGCATGGGCAGGCCAACCGACCATACGACGGTCAATTAGGGCCTTAAGGTGTTTCCAACGCTTTGATTGCTCTGGTTGGCTACTGCCTATGGAATGTACTTCTGCTCTTGGGATGAGGAGTCGGAGTCTTTGTGCAACCGCATCACCCACGCCGTTAGCGTCAACCCCAACAGCAAGTACGTCATAACTAGATAAGAAGTTAACGATTTGAAAATATTGGTCTTCCCAGTCATCGCCTTGTAGCTCCAGCCAATCTAGGACACGGTGGTCAAAGTAACCAAACTCATCTGGACGGTCCCAATCTACCCAGACTACTGTTACAACTGTAGAGTCTAACTTACGTGCGGGGTCGATTCCAACCACCACTGGGGAACGATGCCACGCCTTTACAACCTGTTGAGAAGTGTCTCCAAGCTCATCCATGACAGCTGAGGTTACAAACATACCTCTTTCCAGCAGCCACTTGCAGCAGTATGACATCTGAAATTCATCGGACTCTTCGCCAATACGCAGCTTTTCTTTTTTAATGAACTTCTCGTAGTTAGCGTTGCATTTAGATACATCTCGGTAGTCCCACTCAAAATGGTTTTGCCTCTTACCTCTGGTGGTCTGCCTGCGCTTATTAACTTGAATAGAGCGGTAGAAGTTGTTCTTGTGTGTAGTAGGGGTGCCAGTCTTAACCATAGTACCTGAGTAGTATGCAAGCATAGGGGAGATAGATTTGGTAACAACAAAGTCGTCAGCTTCTTGACACTCATCAATAACAATAAGGTGGAAGGACTTGGATTCAATCTTTGCACGTGGGTTAGCAGTCATCATCATGAGGCTACTGCCTGAATTTTTTAATTTAATCTGTCGTGTAACGCCAGGCACTTTGCCTAGGCTGTCATCAATCTCTGGGTCTCCAAGAATCTCTTGTGCACGTTCGCTAGTAAGCCTATTAACAGTACGACCAAAGAGTGTTTCTACCTGACCTTCAACTGGTGCAAACATACCAATCCAAACACCGTTTATAAACTTACCCAATAAATCTGGGTACATCTTTGCAAGGCGTGGCAAAAGCACCATTAGCGTTGCTACGGTATTAGCAATTGTTTCAGACTTACCTGACTGACGTGCAGCTAATGCAGTAATTTCTTCGCCATCATTAATCAGTACAGACTCAATAATGCGACGTGCAAGCGGCATCTGATAAGGGTGTAGTTCATGCCCTACTAAGGCATTCATAAACTCAATACACCTATCAATAAGTTTTTTTACAAACTCTTTTGACAGCTCATCCAGTTCTACCTCTTCATCTTCGGGAACTTCTTCCTCTGGAATCTCTGGCAGGAACTCGTCGTCGTCTTCTTCTAACACAATATTGTTGTCCATAATAACCTTAGTCTAGAGTAAAACAAAAACCCTGTGCTGGTAAGCACAGGGTCTTCGCACCATCACACGGAAGTAGAAGAGAGAGGTGACATAAGTGTATCAGTTGGTCATGCGGGAGTGCAACTCCTCGACCACGGCATGTAGAGCCTCGGCACCTTTTACAGCCTCGTCTAAATAGATTGGGTCTCTAGATTTTGCGTACTTTGACAGGCACTTTCCTATCTCTATCAAAGCCTGTTCTGACCAGTTCTCAAGTTCCCCAGTTGGGATTCTTGATACCCGTCTTGCTACCTTCTCTGGGAAGGGCTTAGTCCACGCGGCCTTCTTTTTAAAAAAACTCATCATATTTACCATCCTCTGGAACCCAGGCTTTTCTTCCCTTCATAGCTCCCAAGACTATCCTATCGATAGCCTCGTCGTCATCAGGGGATATTAGTGGCTTCTTGTAAAAAACGCCAACATAGTAGCCAGGCTCAGTAAACGGAAGCCTAAAGACTAAACACTTACCTTTTCTAAATGGATACTCGGTCTCTTGGGTAGAGCCAACCTCTACTACAGGTAATAGCTTTTTATGCCAGTACCGTAGTTTTCCTCCGTATAGTGGTCCGATAGTTTGCATTAGTCGCCTTGTTGTCGTCTTTCGTCTAAGCCTTCTTCTAATATTAAAGTCTGTTGAAGTCTAGCAGAAGACTCTGCAGCGTACTCAAATCTTGTTCTTTGTTCTTCAGTCATCTCTAATGGGTCTGCTGGTCCCATGGTTGGCCATCTGTCTAGACCACTAGACGCTAGATATTCACCCGTGGAGTCTGTATTTTGTAAGTTTTCAAAATGAGAAACAGGGCAGTTTTCATACTCCCACCAAGTTCCGTCTCTAAATACAACAAATAGGGAGCGTTTATTAAAGTCATAAGCAATAGCTTTTGCTCTTGGTCGGACTGGATATTTTGTATTAGCAGCTAACTGCTTAAAACCTTCGGATGGAACAACAACCTGAAATCTTTGGTCTACTGGGGTATCTACGCCAATCTTGTCAGCCATGCCTTGAGCAAGGTTTAGTATTCGATTAGATTGCTCTTCTCGGTTTTCAAAGTACCTATCGTAATTCTTTTTCTTTTTAGCCACAGATATGGTCCTCGGTTTCGGACTCTCTTACCCTTACTAAACAACGGGCACAGCGAAGGTACTTCTCTGGTTTAAAGTTGTTTTGTGCAGTAGCGCCAGGCTCAAACTCTACAACCTCGGATGCGCTAATAATCTCAGGTTCAGCGAACATCTCATCAGGAAACGGACCTCTAGGGGCAGTTACCTTTTTAGGAACTGGGTG